GTTTCCTGGTGGGCGGGATTGGTATCGAACCAACGACCTCTTGCGTGTCAAGCAAGCGTTCTCCCACTGAACTACCCGCCCGTGAAAATCCTAGATATATCAAGGGTTTCAGGGTTTTTACTCCTCTTACTTTTCCCAATGGTTAAGTATTCAATTTTTTTTAATTAAGTTGTCAGAACTATTATATAACAGATCGCTTAATTCATCAAGCAGATACTTGGAATAATTATCCTCAAAAAAGTCAAGATGAATGACCATTCATAGTAATAATAGGAATGTCCAAGTTTAGAAACTCCCTCAAAACCATTATAAATATTAGGTTTGTTAGTGTTATTATATTTTTATATAAATGAAATAAAAGTGCTATTAAACCAATTAATATAACGGTTTTTAGCACTTTTATTATTAAATTTTGATAGATACTACTAGGGAAATAAAGTCCTGCTAGAAGTTTAGAAACTCCTTCAAAACCATTATAAATATTGAGTTTGTTAGTATTTTTACTGGCATTTATCAGAATAGGATTAGAATTAAATACTGCCCCTACTTGTTGGAAGGAAAAACATCAAGAATTAAAAAATAAATGGAAACGTGATAATTGGAATAAGAGAAAGGAAGAAGTTTAGAAACTCCTTCAAAACCATTATAAATATTGGGTTTATTAGCGTTTTCGTCTTTATTTATCAGAATAGGGATAGAATATTATTATAAAGCAAAATTCCACAAATAGAAACTCCTTTAAAACCATTGTAAAATAATGGTTTGTAAGTATTTTTGCAGGCATTTATCAGAATAGGTATAGATTATACTGCCCTACTTGTTGGAAGGAAATTAATAAAGAACAAACAAGAAAAAGAGTACAAAAACATAGAATATGTAACGGTTTAGAAACTCCTTCAAAACCATTATAAATAAAGGATTTTATTAAGTAATAATTTTAATAATATAATGAATACTATTATAATTTTGAGAGAGTAGGTTTGCCCTACTTGTTGGAAGGAACATAGAAATGAATATCAAAAAGAATTAATGAGAGAAATACGCAGTCAATAATATTTTGTTAAGCATTTAGAAACTCCTTCAAAACTATTATAAATATTGGGTTTGTTGATTGTGTGCAAGAGACAGTAGTGTGGTATATATTATTAAAATAATTTTTTAGAGGGCAGGTCTCTCCTACCCTTTCTTTTGTTTTTTTTTTATTAAAATTTTTAAATGAATTTTCCTTTAAAATCAAGCATTAAACCAAAATATTTATTAAAATTTTAAAAAAGAAGGTTGTAAGTAATGAGTATTCACGAAAAACATTTCTATTTTAATCTGAGGAGAAATAAGAAAATTCGCCTAAGGCAAATAGCCAATATCTTAAATTGTAGTATATCTCTTTTAAGCAGATTTGAAAGAGAAGATATTAATATGGATGCAAATAAGATAATTGGTTATAAAAATTTCATTACAAATTATTAAAAAGGAGTGATTATTTATGGCTGAAATAACTACACAAGCATATCAAAATTTGCGTGACTATATTCAATCCAATTGGAAGTATATTGAGTTAAGAGATGACACTAGCACACCTATATTAAGAATTGATACAACTGACACAAGAGTAACCTGGACACACACTGCTGGGACTAATCCATTAGAATTAACTTGTGTCATCTCCGGAACTGATGCAGACATAACTTTACCTAAAACATTTGCTTCTAGTGCAATTTACAATGTTGCTACTGGTGGAGATGCTTTTAGTTTAGAAACATTTACCGCATTCACTATGGCAAATACAGCAGACCAACTTACAGTAAAACATCAAATACAAGTGCCCCAGATAGTTTAAGGGGTTGATTAAATGGCTACATTAATATCTACACCACAAGATTTAGACGCAGTTAGAAACAATTTAGCAGGAATATACGAATTAGCAAATGATATTGATATGTCAGGTTTTGGTAACTTTGTTCCTATCGGTAAATCTCCTGCATTTACAGGAACATTTGATGGAAAAGGTTACAAAATTTTAAATCTAACTGTCAATGAAACAACTAACTATGCAGGATTTTTTGGTCAAACAGATTCAGGAGCAGTCATTAAAAATATTGGTTTAGAAAATGTTAATATAACTGGTGTAAGTTTTACTGCTGGTTTAGTTGGTTTGGCAAACAATAATACAAATATCGAAAACTGCTATACAACAGGTACTATTAACGCAAACAATCAAAATGTTGGTGGATTTATTGGCTACAATTGGATAGTTACATTGATTAAAAACTGCTATAGCCAATGTAACATAATCGGTAACTATGCAAATATAGGTGGATTTATTGGAAATAATTATCAAACTACCATTCAAAATTGCTACTCAACAGGACGTGTATATTCAACTGCTAGTTATACTGGTGGTTTTTGTGGTCAAAGTACCGGAACAATTACAAATTGCTATTACGATAAAAATACCGCATATAAAACAGATTCAACCAAAGGTATTCCGCTAACTACATCTCAAATGATGACTCAATCTTCATTTGTCAATTGGGATTTTGTTGATATTTGGTCAATATTAGAGGGTGCAGAATATCCAAAACTAAGAGTATTTAGTTCTAATCCAGTTGGTATAATTGAAGAACGACATATTGTATCATACATGGATAATATTGATTCACTAATTAATACCAATTTAATTGTTGAGCAGAAAGTTAATTCATATACTAAACCTATTATTTCTAGTTTAGATATAGGAATAAGTAAATCTATTAATGTAACTTCTTATATTAAACAATTATTTACCAATGTTTTGTCAGAAAATCAAATTAATCAGATAGTTAATGTTCAATCATATATGCAACCAATTATATCTAATGTGAATAGACAAGTTGTAGGATTCATAACGCCAATTTCATATACAAAAATAATAGATTCAAAAGTAATACTACCTGGTATAATCATTCCTTTCGTTTATGCCAATTCCTGGTATGAGCAAAATTTAAGCAATTCCTCATGTATAGATAATATTAGCAATTCATCAATTATTGAGAATCCTTCTCATTTGGAGGTGATGGTTTAGTATGGTTTTAATTAATGATACTGTCAGATTAAAAGTATATTTCAAAACTTTTGATGGTATAGCAGTAGACCCCACAAATATAACTTTAAAAATATATGATGATAATCAACAAATATTAGAAACTATTAGCATTGATGACACTAATAAAATTAATGTTGGTATCTATTTTTATGATTACATTATACCTTCTGGTGAAGGAGATATATATTTTGAGTTTGCAGGTTTGGTGAACAATTTACCAATTGTCACAAGAAAATTAATTAAAAGGAGTTGGTCATAGCAGAAAGGGGGTTTATTTAATGGATTTTACGCAAGAACTAATCAAAGTAGCAGTATCAAATGGCATCTTTTGTATGCTCTTCGTGTGGTTACTTGTGAATGATCGCCAATCAAGCCAATCAAGAGAAGATAGGTTAGTACAGCAACTAGAAAATAATACAGAAGCGATTAAATCTTTAAGAGATTTAATACTATTTAACATAAAGTCAAATACCAAGGAGGAAAATGATTAATGGATTTTACACCTGAGCAACAACAAGCAATTGATACTATGATTGCAGAACAAAAGAATAAATGGATTACTGATGAATTGACTCCGCTTCAAACTCAGGTTGCAGAGTTAGAAAAATTCAAACCCCAGGATAAATCAGATGCAGAAAAAGCATTAGAAGCAAAAGAAATTGAATTGTGGAATAAGGAAAAATCCCTAATTCTAAAGGAAAATAATCTGCTTGAATTTACAGATTTTTTTAATGTCAATGATAGTGAACAACTTAATAAACAAGTAGAACAATTAAATAAAATTTTGGAATCTAAGAAGTTAAATAACGCTTATGTTCCAGATAACCATAAATCCGCTGATGCTTATACTAAAGCAGAAAAGCAAGGCGATACTGTCACCATGATTGGCACTAAACTATCAAAACTATTTAAATAAAATAATTAAGGAGGAATGATATTTAATGATTAAAACTACTGGTTTTACTGCAAATGAAAATATTGATCTGAGCAAAGAAATAGCCATGGTAGGTGTAACTGATACCCCATTTTACTCTCTACTTCTTGGTAAGAAACTACAGGATACCACTGGTTCCAAAATTACTTCTTGGAGAGAAAAGACCCTTGATACTACTGCTGATGTGAGTGTCGAAGAAGGTTCTGAAACTACTGTTTTCCAGGAATCTGCCAGAGCAGAAGTATCCAATATCTGTGAAATTTTTAAGAAAGCCGTTTCCGTTTCTGGTACTGCTGATGCAAGTGAAATCACCGGTATTAGCGATCTTTTCAGCGAAGAAGTTAATGATCGTCTTATCGAGATGAAAGTTAATGTTGAGAAGAAACTTATTAATGGAGTTAAAAATGATGGTTCCGCTTCTCCCTATGTAAGAAAAATGGATGGTATTCTTTCTTTTGCTCTTGCTGAACAAACTGTCCAGGCGGCTGCTGCGATTGATGAAACAAATTTTAAAGCCACTATTCGGAAACTCTGGGATGCCGGTTTTTCTACAGGTGAATATCTAGCCATGGCAAATGCCGATATGAAAGAAGCCATTGACAATATGTATGATATGAAATATCAGTACATTGCCCAGGAGAATCTATTTGGTTTAGTTGTCTGTAAGATTCAAACCAACTATGGCAATGTAATTCTTGTGCTTAATCGTCATGTACCAGCCAAAAAACTTATTGTATTCAATCCTAACTTTTTCAGGGTTACTTACCTTCGTAAGCCATTTTTCGAGATGCTCGCTAAAACTGGTGACAGCGTTAAAGGTCAAGTAATTACCGAAGCAACTTTAAAATGTTACAACAAAAAAGCAATTGCAGTATACGAAGATACATCTATCTAATTTTTAACATTAGGAGAGGGATAATTTTACCCTCTCCTATCTTAAAAAAAATAGTGCCAAAAATAGGGGGTTGAGTGATGAATCATAATTTCCTTAAACCACTAAAAACACTTATAAATTAAGGGTTAAAGGCACTTTAAAAATTAACACTTAAAAAACACTTAAAAAACACTTATAAATTAAGGGTTTTCAGGGGGTTTTTAATAAAAAAAACTTTAAAATTTTAACCCTCTATGGCGAGATATTTAACGGGCTTTATACTTTTACCTCTGGCAAAAATAAGACCGAAATTAAGGGTGAAATTTCTAATTAAATGGTAATTTTAAACTATAAATAATCTAAATAATAATTGGAAGGGGTTGAATCAATGTTGGTAGTCGAAAATAGTATTAACGATACTATTTTGTGTGCGCTAAAAAACTTTTGAAAACTAAAAAACTAAAAAGATAATTAAATATAAGATATTTTCAATCTAACAAGATTAGCATTCAATAGACAACAACATATGTTAAGTGAAATCAAATATTAAGGAGATGTTTCCTGGTTGGGTAAATGACAATAAATACTATGATCTAATTATGTCAAATGATTTAGATTCATTTTTTAGTTGTCAATTATTAGAAATGGTAAAGGGCTGGAAAGTAAATTACTTCAACAGTGATTTTAAGGGGATAGGTATAACCGAGAACGCAAATAGTGGTGAAGTAATTGGCGTTGACTTGTCATTATGTCATGGAAAGACATTCGATAATCACGTTGTGATGATGAATGTAAATGATACATACAATCCATATTCAGCAAATTTTAATATCATAGATAGAATTAGCAGAGAGAATTATTTCGCTAAGTATTGCGGCTCAACTTTGCTAATGATATGGAGTTTATTCGATATTCCATTGCCAAAAACAGAGGAAGCAAAAATGATATTACTTTGTATAGATAGCACATTCAAAGGCCATTATTCACCATGGCCTGATCCTAAAAAAGCAAATAAAAAATATTTAGTTGATTATATGGATTTTCCAGAATTATATGAGGTTCTACAAAACCATAAACAGTATGAATTTGGAAAATTAATTAGCAAATATAATCTCGCCAGTAAGATAAAACCTAAACAAGGATTATTAGAAACTGATATTAATCTTGAAGCACTAAGGGAGATATTTGATTTCTCTTTTTGTTTGCCCAAAAATAAATTCTATAAAAAAGAAGAATACGAAAATAATGCTATGGGATTACCAAAAAATAATTATTCATGGAGTAAAGATGATATATCAGAGGATATGTTTTCCGTTGCATTAACCAAAAGAGATTTTCTCAATTATTCAATTCGTATAGATTAGAATTGATTAACCAGAGGGCTCATGTCGTGAGACAGCATTAAGTCCCTTTCTATTATATCTTGGAAATATGATACAATATAATCAATTTGATAATTTATTGGAGGAATAATTAATTATGAAAGAACAAATTAAACGTAATCCGTATTATATTTACAACTTCACACAATTAAATTGGTTGCTTAAACAAGGTTGTATGCCTGAAGAAGCAGGAAAAGGCATGAGAGGTGATTTATATTTAAAATTTCCTCGAACACCAGAGATTGAAGAAAAGATGAGTATATGGAAATTAGGAAAAGCAATAATTGATTAAATCATTATATATGATAAATAAGTGAGGAGTAAGTGATAACTAATGATAGAACTACAAGTAGGAAAACACTACAAGAATCTAAAAGTAATATGTAATGAAATTGGATTAGAATATCAAGATAGTACCAATAGTAGAAAAGCAGCATTAAAACAAATAGAATGTTATTATAAACTAGAGAAACAAGGTAGAGGATATTTAGTCACAGAAAAATATGATACACCAAAAGAAAAAGAAGATAAAAGAAAAGATAATGGTGGCCATATGGCACATACTAAATATAACTTATTAATGGATACTCTATTAATCAACTGGATGTATGAAGAAGTTGGTAAAAGCATAGAAATTACTTTTAGCCAATTATTTATAAAAGACAATGAGCAAATAAATATTCCTTTACTTACAGGTGACTATAAAGATTTTTTAAATATGGGATATGAAAATTTTGCAAAAGAAGTAGATATCAGAAAAGATTTAATTGATATGTATACTGAAAAACTAAAAAAGATTATAGTAAAATGCTTAGAAACTGCATTAGATAGATTAAAGAAACAAAAAATTATTACTTGGACAAAAGAAATAATGGTAAAATATTATAGTATGGAGTTAGAAATAGCAGATGAGGATTTAGTTAAAGAAATAAAGCAAGTAGAAAAAGAAGTATATGAAGAAATAAATATAACTCCATTTCAAAGAAAAAATCCAAAAATAAATAAGCAATTTAAAAATGCAGTTTGTAAAAAGTTAGTTAAATATGGTATTTCCTCATACTGGAATGTATATGCTATTGATATAATAGATTCAGACAAAATAGTTCAGATTGATAATGCAGATGAAATCAAAAAGGAATTAACGGAGAGATTTATAAAATCAATTCATCAATCACTATTCAAAAAAAAGTATGGAACCAAAGTTGATAAACCTGGTGGCATAGGCAAAATAAGAGTAAATGAGTGGCATCCTTTTACTACTACTGACACTTTAGAAAATATGTATGATTTAGATAGTTATTTCTTTGTAGATAATGAGAAGAAAGATAATTTAGATTTATGGAATGAAATATTAGGTGAGGAATCAGATAATGAAGAATTAGATATTGATGAAATATGGTAATTATAATTAAACCTACAATTTGCCGTGCTGACGCACGGATAAATATTTAGCATATCAAAAATTATATATTGATAAAAATGTACTAAGATTAAAAGGTCAATATAAGATCATAGTTATTATACCTTTTAATTATAGTACATTTTATTTTGGTCTGATACATTGGATTTTAATTTTACACGTTTATTTTTTATTTTATTTTTTTATTGGGTTTATGGGCTAGCGCCCATACCCAATAAAAAAGTAAAAGTAAAAAAGTAAATCCTGAAATTAAAATGATTTTATATTAATAAAACCGACCAAAATTAAAAGGTATTATGATTCTCTCTCTTATATTGCCCTTTTAATCTTGGTCGGTTTCTAATTTTTACCAATATATTATCATTAAAAATTTATATAATTGGCGCGATAGCGACAACAAATTGTAGGTTTAATAATAATCAATTAACTACCCACTTTCACTATAAAATTATATTATATAAATTATTACGTGAATATGGGTAGCAAATTAAAATTCAATGTATTAATACAATTAAATAAATTAAAAATTAATTAATCCCGCTCGCAAGCGGGATAGAGTATAAAATGTAAATTTGCTAAGTGAAGGCGTCCTGAAAGACGCCTGAACGCTAAGCAAATTACATTTTATATGATAGGTTCTTTGAACAATAATTAAATAATAGAGGGATAGTCAGTGATGGCTACCCTTTTATTATTATAAAGAATAATGCCTCATAGCATTTGATGGCGTGTTAATATATAGGAGGTGTAAATATTTTGAATGATATTCAAAAAAGTTATGATAATATTCTAAATCTATTATTAGAAAATCAGAAAAACACAACTGATTTTTGCAAAGAAATTTGTGAAATGCTTGATGAAAATACAAAAAAAATACAAGAAGTAAGAAAGTGTTTGAAAGAGTTTTCTGAGGATATATATAAAGGTAAAATGGCTCTCTAAGCGTTTAAATTTTCAATTACATAGAAATATACTAACAGGGGTTAGAGCATGGCATACGGGGATAATATTCACGTTTAAGTCCATGTTTTTAACCCCTTAAATATAAATATAGATAAAAATATCTCCTATATTCAAGAGGCAAAAGCGGTTATCCACAATGCCACTAAACGTTCATAAATGGCCTTCTATTGAGAGATATTTTTTGAGGTATATCAAAGTATTGGCAAAGTATCTACTTTTAATCTCGCTAAAATTGAAAATTTACCCCTGGGGGGTATAAATAGTCAATATTCATGCGGGTTTCAGGGCTGGAATATATAGGAATATGGAAGCATATTACAGTAATTAACATAAATTGGAGGTATTTTAATGGCATTTAAGCATAGGAACGAATTAGATTATGCGCTAAGTAAACTAAATGAAAAGAAAAGAAAATATTTTAGGTGGAAATTTAATATTCCATACAATGGTAGGCCAATGAAACAAACAACCATTGAAGAAGTTTGTAAGTTTTGGTGCATCAAGAATCCACAGTATTTTTTGGACTGGGAGAAGACCGAAGAATATAGATATTTGGTTAATGTTTATTTAAATAGTCAGACGGCTAATGAATTATTAGATATTTATAATGTTGTTTTAGAGAAGGCAAAGACAGGAGATAGTAAAGCAATTGATACTTTGCTTAGGTTGCAGAAGGAGATCCAAACTAATATTAAGCAAGAAAAAAGAAAAGAAAAAGAGATTGCTGAAGACGATGGGCTGGAATTGTAGGTGATTATTTTATATGGCAAGGACGGCACGAACGACTGAGGATAAACTAAAGATTATTAAATCTGATTTTAGATTGTGGTGTAAGAATTTTGTTAGAATTATTGATAATAATGGGGATGAGATTCCGTTTATTTTAAATGAGCAACAAGAGTATTTTTATAACGAGATGGATAAATTTAATATTATAAGTAAATCAAGGCAATTGGGATTTACAACTTATAGTTTGGCTTATTGTTTGTGGCTTGCTTGCACTAAGGCAAATACTAACTGTCTAATTGTTAGTTATAATGTTGAATCAACACAATCTATTTTTGAACGTCTTAAACAAATGTATGTTAGTATACCAGATAAATATAAGTCAGCAGAAAAAAGAAATAATAGAATGGAATTACTACTTGAAAATAATAGTAGGATTATTGTTAAAACTGCTGGCGTTAAAAGTTTGGGACGTGGTATGACGCTTCAATATGTTTTACTGTCTGAATTTGCATTTTATAATGATGATCAGCAGAAAGATACTCTTGTTAGTTTAGAGCAAGCATTAGCAAAGAATAATGACAGCAAAATAGTAATTGAGACAACTTCAAATGGTTACAATTATTACCAAAAGTTATTTATGTCTGCATATAAAGGGAATAGTAAATATAAAAGTTATTTCTTCCCCTGGACTAGTTCTGCTACTTCAAACCAGTTTAAACATGAAATAACTTTAGCGGAAAAATGGTTTAGAGCAAACAATAAAGGCCATAGGATGGAGCCACAACATTTAGAACGTGATGAGATTCCACTTAGAGAGCAAGGAATCTCCTTTAGGTTGCTAATGTGGAGACGTTTTAAATTGCAAGATATAGATATAGAATTTTTCCAGCAAGAATATCCAAGTACGCCGGAGGAATCATTTAGGGCTACAAGTAGATCAATATTTGATACCCAAAAAATAACGGAGAGATTAAGTTATATCCTCCCTCCCCTTAGAGTAAATGAAATAAATAAAGAATTACCTTTATCCCTTTCAAGTTATCTGAACAAGGGATTTTTTATTTATAAGAATGTCAAGCCGGCTGAACGATATTATATTGGCGTTGACACTTCTTCTGGTTCTGGGGGCGATTATTCCGCAATCAGTGTATTTAATTCAGAAGGTGAGCAGGTAGCAACATTTTTTGATAATAAAATACCTGTCTATAAATTTAGTCAGATTGTTTATGACATTGGAATGTACTTTAATTATGCGTTTTTAGTTGTTGAGAAAAACTCATTTGGTCAATCAGTTATTGAGAAGTTGCGACAAGAGTTTCAATATTTGAATATGTATAAAATGAAACAATTCGATGAGCGGGGACGTAAACGATATAAAATTGGCTGGGTGACAACTTCTGTCACTAAACCTAAGTTAATTAATGACTACAAAGAGCAGTTTGAAATGGATTTAATATTGCTCAATGATAATGAGACATTAGAGGAAATGAAAATTTTTACAAGTTACGAGAATGGCAAAACAGGAAATATCAGAGGTGAAGGTTTTCATGATGATTTAGTAATTAGTTCAGCGTTAGCAGTACAGGGAATGAAATGTGGCAAATGGTATGTTTAAGGAGGAATTAACTTGAATTTACAAGAATATATAAATTTTGTCCATGATGGGAAACAAGATTGGTTTGTTTCTGAATGTAATAATTATTATCATCAAAATAGAATTAATAAAATTATTGATATTAAAGAATATCTAAGTGGAAGTCATACTATTATCAATAGGCCAGCGGAAACCTGGAATGGTAAGACATTTGAACCAAGGAGAATAGTTTTACAATACGCCAAAACTGTTTTAAATTTTGAGACAGCATATTTGCTTAAAAACCCTGTGACTATTACAGGCGAAGAATCAGACGTAAAGGTAATGAAGCAAGTTTATAAGCAAGGTAAATTTAATAGATCAGATTTAGATATTATGGATAAATTAGTTAAATATGGGGCTGTCTATGAATACCTTTTTATTGATAAAGACGGTAAGATTAAAAGTAAATTGATTGCACCAGAGGACAGTTATCCTGTCTATAATGAGCAAGGAGAAATGATAGCGTTTATTGAACATTATACGACTGATTATAACGTAAGTTATTATAATGTATTTACAGATGATAAAGTGCAGAAATGGACAGATGCCGGCGGAGATCTAAACTTTTTAGGTGAGTTTAATAATCCTTGTGGCTTACCTGTAGTTTATAAGAATCTCAATGAATTAGATAATACTGATGGTAGATCAGATTTAGAGGACTTTGTAAATATCATTGACAATATGGAGGATTTGATTAGCAAGTATACGGATTCAATTTATAAATTTCTTAATCCTATTCCTATTGTCATTGGGCAGAAGTTAAACATAAAGAATAGTCAAGGTGAAATACCAGTAAATATAGCGGGTATGGGCTTAAATTTGGATGATGGTAGTGATATGAAGTTTGTTCATGGACAATTGGATTATGAAAGTTTTGAATCAGTATGGAAGGTATTAAAGCAAGCGTTACTTGATATAAGTAATACTCCTGCTGTCAGTATGAATAATACAGATATTAGCAATTTAAGTGAAGTTAGCATTAAGTTATTGTTTAGTTTGGCTGATATTAAAGCAGGGTTAAATGAGAGATACATTAGAGAAGGATTTGAGCAAAGGTTTAATAAGATAGAAAATATTTTGAGGTTGCAGGGAATTAATGTTAGTGTGGATGATATAGACGTTGTATTCCAATATGCAAGGCCATTAAATGAGAGTGATATTATTGATAATATTAAAGTGTTAAAGGAATTAGGTGTAATGAGTTTACAAACTGCAATTGAGAATAGTCCAATGATTTATGATGTTGAGAATGAGTTGGTAAGATTAGGCAATGAGGGTGCTAATAGGGATAATAGCGATATTGGAAATAGTTAGTTTGAGTGGATATTTTTTATTAAGAATGATTATTAATTAGAATTGTAGGTGTCAAGTGATACTACTTGACAGGATATTTGTTAAGTTTTCCGGCACCTGTTACCTTAGAACACATGTTCGGTAATGGCTCTATGCTTTTGGGAGTAAGATTATCTGACTTCCAATATAGAACATATGTTCGGCGATATATAGAACATATGTTCTATATATCGCCTCCTTTACGATTATCGGAAAGGTATTTGATAACTCCCTATTCACTACATAATATGTAATTATGTAATGAATAAGGAAGGATAGCAGCGGACCAGGGGTATGTAATCTGACATCTTAATCAATTATTAAGTTGTCAATTTTTATAGGGATAAAATAAAAGAAACCCTTATATATCAAGGGTTTAGCAGTTTCCATCATACATAGTGACAACTTAATTGGTCCAAAATGTCCGTTTATTTTGCCCTATTTGCCCTTTAATATGGGGTATGTATTGGATAAAATGTATACCAGTTAAATTTTGATTGATTATAGGGCATTTTAGAGCGGTTAGAATTGATTATAGCGATACCCCAAAACTTTTTGAGGTGGCTCCAACATACCTAATTTTACACGTTCAAAAAATTTTAAAGATTTCTAAGTATCTTAAATCCTAAATTGTGATACAATGGAAACAAAAAATAAAGGGTGGTTAAATATGGATATTATGAAAAAATGCCAATTAATTACTAGAAACATTTTGATTCATAGTGCCGGACGTGGATATGATTATGAACTTAATATAGAAATTTATACAGAATTAAAGAATGAAATAATTGAAAAATTGGAATCTATAATTAATCCTATTATTGAGGAATATAAAAAACGTGAAAAGCATCTATTCTGCAAAAAATATGGCGTTGATATGGATTTTAAAATAGAAGAAAAGTTAGATTTATTGGGAAATAGTTTGCAAAGTCATGCTGAAATCAGTAAATACGTTAATTTATTGGAAAAAATTGAAAAGGAAATTGTTGAATCAAAAAAGAAATTTCAAGAATTAAAAAATACTACTACGACTGTCACAAAATAATTATAAATATAAAAATCAATAGATAAACTTATTAAAACTCGGCTTTGTGTCGGGTTTTATTATTTGAAAGGAGAATTCACAATGCCAGCATATAATTACTATAGAAAACCTTTCTATACTATGCAAAGACAGCAAGAAGAAAACCAAAAACAACAAGAAGCAAAACAAAAACTAGAACAACAAGATAAACACTTCCTTGAACGATACAATGATTTTGTAGATACATTCAATTGCTTATATCCTGATCTTAAACACAAATACGCCATAGAAAAAGTTATGGCTGGATATGGATTTTATAACTATATTCATATTATTATGAAAAATTTTACAACTAAAAAAGAAAAACCATTCCACCTTAACCATGAAACTAACCAATGGCATATTGCAGAACAATATTATGGTCAATTTAAAATACTGGAGCCCCTCACTACTAAAGAACAGATGGATACAATATTGGTAAATTTAGGATAATAATTATAAGATTAAGAAACTATATTTTTCCATTTGACAACTTAATTATAAAAATAATGTCGTAATTTGTCAGATTGCGCCTAAGCAATTGAATACTTTACCTTTTAGAAGTATTATAGAATTAAAATTTCTAAGGGGGAATTGGTATGACTGATACTAACAATGACACTACAGTAACTAGCACAACGGAAATTAAAACAAACGCATTTATGCAGTATCTCACAAAGCGGAATATAATTCTTTTAGTGGTCTTATGTTTAATGATTGGGTTTGTATATGCTAAGTACGGTACTATAGAAGGGCAAGCAAAAAACTGTGTTAGTAGTTATCTGGGGGCTATAAAGGCAGGAAAAGATACTAGCAAATACAAAGATGTTAGTGTAGATGATTTTATTAATATCTTAAATTATAAATATTTAAACGTAAAAGAAAAAACCAAAGAAAAATATACAATGACAACGACAAGAGATGAATATGATGATTACTTTAAACAAGGGAACGATAATAAAAGTTTCAAGGAATACAAGAGAGAACAAAAGGAAATATATAATCAGATTAATAAATCTGGCGAAGGCGTTATAAGTGAGACAGATAATTCCATTACCATTTGGGGTGGAGATTATTATGATCGAATTGTTCTTATGTATGATGTATCTTTAACAAATAAGTTGGGTACTCAATTATTCAAGAAAATATATTTTACTGTAGACAATAAAAATCCTGACCATAAAATGAAAGTATCAAGTAGCGATTACTAAAACGCCATTTTTGGCGTTTTTTTATTCCCAAATTTAGGAGGTAATCACAATGACCAACTCAGAACGTTTACAAATGGAAGTTAAATCCATAACCCTAACTACTTCCGAACTAGACATATACTTACAAGAAAATGATCTTATTTCTAATACAGATTATAACCCTACCAGTAATACAAACAAGCGGAATATCCTTAAAACTGCATTATCTATTCTTGAATCAGTTGCTAATGACGTATCCCTAATGAAGAATTATAAGCAGGATGATATTACAGTTTCCCAATTCCATGAAAATTTAATGTCTCGTATAGATCAATTAGAGCGTAAAATTAGAGAGATTCCTAACGATGATTTAGCATATCAGGATGGAGCAAGTTTCTTTTATATGTTTAGTAGTTAATGATAATAATTATCATTAACTTATGGAGGTGATAACCTAGTGTTTAATCTATTTGAACCTATAGATGATTTCTCTTACCTATTGGATAATATAGGTAAAGATATTCAAATAAACAACAATCCAGTCAAAGCAGTAATTTCCTCAACCAATATAAATAAAAATAATGACGATAAATATATTTCAACTCTAGAACCAATTAACCAGGGTGATCTTATTTTATATAACAATCTAAACTGGCTGATTATTTCCGAGGTTAACGGACAGCGGATAATTAAATATAAGGGGATTATGCGGAAATGTAATTTTACCATTAAATTCAATTTCTTAGGCAATATAAAGCCATTTCCTTCTATTTTAGAAACCAAAGTATTAGACATTGAGAGCGGACAGTATGTAACTTTACCAATTGGAAAAATAATTGTTATGCTTCAGGACAATGTTGATACTAGAGATATTATCTTAGGACAGAGATTTTTAATAATGGGTCAGGCATGGAAGGTAATGGGAATTGATAAATCTAAAAATGGATTAATCACATTAAATTGTGAAGATGATTTATTCAATGCCAATGATGATAAAGTTAATGAAATTGCTGATAGATGGCAATACGAAATAACTCATACATATATTTTAACCATAACTAATAGTGATACAGCAGCAGTCAATATAAATGACATTTTGATAGTTAATGTAACGGTTACGGATAATGGAGTCACAATGACAAACCCTGACATTACTTACCTTTCCAGCGATTCTAATATTGTATCTGTGGATAATTCAGGTCAAGCAATGGGTATCAACCTTGGAACTGCAACAATAACCGCACAAATGACTAATAATCCAAGTGTCAATGATACCTTGCAAGTTACGGTTCAGGAAGCCCCTGTGAGCCATAATTATTCAATTGTGATAAATGGTCTTGCTACTATCAAACTTGGTCAGACACAATCTTACACAGCAACTTTCTATGATAATGGCGTTGAAGTTACTGATCAAAGTGGAACATGGTCAATTGCAAGTCCTAACCCTGATGGTACTACAAATATTTATGCCACAATCAATAGTCAAACAGGTAATTCTGTAAGTATTACAGCAACAAGTAATACTTCTTTTACAAATAAATATTTCAATTTAGTTTGTACTCTAGATAGTGATAATACGATTACTGCAATTAAGCAAATACAGGTTAAATCTTTATTCTAAGATTGAAAAAAGGTAGTCGATTATCGACTACCTTACCTAATTAATCCTTATAGGTTGTCCAATGGGCTAAATTGACGATGTTTCTTTTGAATATCTTCTGTTAACAGGTGGACATAACGTCTAGTTGTGGCTAAGTCAGCATGTCCCATAATCTGCTGTAAGGACATGACGTCTCCTCCAGCCATTAAATAGGTTTTAGCGAAGGTATGTCTAAAAGTGTGGGGACTAAGACGTTTACCTTCGATGTTTGCTTTTTTGCCTATTATGACTATTTTTCGTAAAATGTTTCTGGGAAGTAAGGCAGTTCCTTCCCTGGTGGAAAAGAAATATCCTTCGTCAAGATCCTTGGGTACAACCTGTTCCCTTTTAGCCAGGTATTTAAAAATTTCTCTTTTAACTGCTCTGCCAAAAGGGACCATTCTTTCCTTGTGGCCTTTTCCAAATATTTTTAGAAGATTTTTTTCTGTATTAATATCGGAAATTTTTAGTGTCGTGATTTCTGAAACTCGTAACCCGCAATCAAATAAAATACGGACGATTAAACTATCTCTAAAATCACAAAAACAGTTTTTGTTAAATTGACTTAGCATTAGTTTTATTTCTTCGGGGTCAAAAGTTGGAATAATCACCTTGTCAGTTTTAATTTGTTTAACTTTGATAAATGGGTTTCTGGAAATGTACTCATCTTCTATAAAATAGTTAAACATTGTTTTGATCGCTCTAATATGGCAGTTTACAGAATTGCCCTTGTAATTTTTTTCGTTGTTTTGCAAGTGATTTACCCATTGCCGGGCTTCAGGGGTTTTCATAGATTCAATCTGAATGCCGTTTTGATCGCAATAGTCAAGAAAATCCTTCGTTAGATAACCGTACCAGTCAATAGTTTTGGGAGATAGATTCCTACTCTCTTGATAGATTACAAACATTTTGACTAATTGTTTGTTTGTCATTTTTACCCACTCCTTCAAAATTTTTGTGACAACTTAATTCTATAGCAATGGGTAAAAATAAGGGGTTGATTCTCTGAATACTTGATTTACAAGGTTTCTTAAAATTAAAAATTCAAATTGAAAATTAAAGTTAAGTATTCAAAAATAAAAGGTTTCAGAGAACTAGTCCTCTGAAACCCTTGATATTACTGGATTTTATGTTTCCTGGTGGGCGGGATTGGTATCGAACCAACGACCTCTTGCGTGTCAAGCAAGCGTTCTCCCACTGAACTACCCGCCCGT